CGTACGTGCCCGTAGCCTTTCAGTTCGCTGCCCTCGAAGACGAGGTTGAACGTGATCGGGAGGTTCTGCGGGGGGGAGAGGCGCGACATGATGTACGGCGGGTAGTAGTCGTTCGGCTGTGCGTACCAGTTCGGGTATTCATGGTGGAGATAGACGATGCTTCCGTCGTCATCGAAGTACCACAGGTTCTCTACGAACGCGTGAATCGAGTTGAGTCCGTCACGCCACCCATACCCGCCGTGACTCTTATATCGCCCGCCCCAATACTCAGTGTCGTCCCAGTTGTAGAAGCTGTCTTCTCCCCCGGTCGTCATAGACAGTACCTCAAAGATGGGGTCCTCTGGATCGTGTTCGACCGGCCCATTCGCAAGGTCAGACAGCCTGATGCGGCACCACGTGTGTCCGCCCGTCCACCCGAAAGAAAGCATGGCAAACGGGTATGTGTTATTGAGAAAATAGAGCCACCCATCGCGAATGCCGAGCTTCGCCCCCCACCAGTTGGGCACAAACCCTATGCCTATCGGTAGCGGACCGTGCCATCGGTCGTTGGAACCACCGCCCGGAAGGTTGTAGCTCCACGACTGTCCACGAATCCAGTTCTTTGGCTGCTGCCAATAGTACAGCAGCTCCCATTCTCCGTCAGGAAGCTTCATGCGCCACAAACCGGCTGCACCAGCAGCAGGTACCGGCGGATCATAATCCTCGCGCTGGTATTGATTGGCTGCAATCATCCAGTAGGCATACCCCTCATCATCAACACCAACCCCAGCATCGCCATCTACGTCAGGAAATTCAGAGTCGAACCAATACATCCGTCCGGTAACGGGATTGATATCAAATTGGGACCTATCGGGATACAAGCCAACCGTGTATGGCTGCATATAGTCCCACGTCTTTGCAATAATCTCGCTGTATGGCGACTCCACGTCCATACGATGTAAGAGTGTAACAAAATGATATGTTGACCCCTCAAGGGTACGGCTGTGCGTGAAGAACCATAGATATCCGCCATAGAGGAACGGAAGTGACTCGATCCATTGTGACCAGCTACTACTACTATCAATATATATAGTCTTCATGTCCCAAGAACGATTTTCCTTACTCACAATGAAGCAAACCAAATCTGCATCAACATTCCATACACTGCCAGCACTCACCCAAAATGACTTATCCCCACCATCATGAGCAACATACCAATGGTCATGCAAAAGTTGCTCGCCGTCAATCAACAACCCACTTGCACCATAGATAGGAAGATTGTTGACCGTGTCCATATCGTTCCAATAGTCTGGAGTGATCTGCTCCCACGCCTTCGACCCCGGGGCCAACTCATTGATGACGGGCCAATACCCCCAATAGTCATAGGCCGGATGCGCCATCTCGCTGTTCCAGCACCAGATCGTCCCGTCGTCGAACTTCAAGAGACCCGCGGCACTACCCTCCTCCCAGTCGGCGGTCTGCGTCATCCCCACGGTGGTCTGCACCCACGGTTTCGATCCTGGCCACCTCCAATACGCCATCAGCCCCTCCCATCATCTGAGGGTTCGCCGACCTTGATCCAGAGCTTCGCACCGATGTAGGCACCCTGCTCGTCAACCACCCATTCGGCAACACCGATCGTCACCATCGGAACATAGATATTCCTGATATCAGGCCAGACATACACATTGTCGAGATAGACAACCTGCCCAGGAGAGCCGTTATTGATACGGAACCGGAACGTCTCCTGCTGCCATCCGGGACCACTCAAGTTGAGCGGGTGACCTGGCGGGTGATTAGGTAGCTGCCACTGGTTCTTCCCGCGCGGAAGGTAGTACGATACGTCGTTCCATTTCCCGCCCACAATCGGGACCTTCACCGTCTCGCTACTACCCATATGGCAGGTGATCCAGGTCCGTGACTGCTCGACCCACCTAGGGGGGTCATACCGGTCACTCCAGTAGTCGAACCACGCGTCGGAATCATGCATCGGCGTCGGATCGTCATACGACATCGGCATCGGGATGTAGTCCCAATACCTCTCATCCCAAAAGCCGTATTCCATAGGTTCGGACCCCTCGAACCCTTCGGTGTCCCACCAGTTGTAGTTCCACGCCTCGAACTCACAGTCCTCGTCGGACCATACGGCAGCCGTGCCCTCCCATCCGGGAAGTATCGGCGGAATGGCAGTTGCCCCCCCATAGGAATTGTCGCCCCACGACTGCAAGGAAAAGAACCCCCAATGGGCTTTGTCGGGATAGTCGAAAGACAGCCATTCCGGCCACCCGGACATCCATCCCAGCGGGATCATCCAGTTGCTCGAACCGTCCTCGACGAACGTGTACTTGGCTGAATACTCCCCCTTGGCACCGACTCCGTAGTCGTGCGACTTCTCGTTGGTGATCGCCCAACGTCCCTCAGTCTCGCCAGTCTGTATCCAACTGTTCGTGCCATCCAATGGTTCACGATCACCGTACAAGTTTGGCGCAGGCTCGTATCCGCCCTTATGCCACGCGGCGAAGACGGTACTCGGCCAGTGATTCCAGAAGTCGTACTCGCCAGGAGGGCCAATATACCGAGGCTCTCGGGCTTCTGGCCATTCTCCCAGAGGAATATCATTATCGAAGTACTCCCACGACTTTGGTGAATCTGAAGTCACGGGGATGTACCGCGCATCGTCACCCAACAGCGGAATGAACTGTCCCTGCACCTCAAAACCTGGGTCCAGGATCGTGTTGTTCGTGCCCATCGAATGGTTGCCAAGATGGTTGCTGTCAATGTTTTTCCGGTAGAGCCTCGGGGGGACCGTGCGGAACGGGATCACGGGCGGACCCGAACCGTCCGTGATCGACGAATACGACAGCGTCGGAGGGGAACCGAACGCCGTGCCGAAGAAGATCGGGTCCTCGAACAGGTACTCACCCCTGCCCTTCGCCTGAAACTCGTACATGAGCCGATCAACATCGGCCCACATCTTCCGGTCAAGCTCCCGGGGCTTCGCCTTAGAGAGGGGGTCGAGACGTCTCAAATGGGACCACCGCCAGGCATCCCGGGAATGTACAGGCCACGAGCAATGTCCGCTGGCCCGCAGCACACCTGCCAGTGCATGGGGTCGGGGTTCGAGAAGTACTGGCCCCACTTGAACACCGGAATGTCGGCCCTGTTCTGCGAATCGTAGGCCCTGATATTCGTGACACGATTCCCAACCCTCAAAAGCGTCGAATCGGTTGTCTTCTTGCGACCAAGACTTGAACCGTTAATGTCAACCGCAAGCCCCCACGCATGGTTGCTCCACGTGCTCGTTCCAGACACGTACCGGCATACATAGCCAGAAGCCGTGTTGATCACATAGCCCTCATCCTGCATGATGAGACACATCGCACGGAACGCAAGCCACGCCCTGTCATCGACCACTGCGTGACTCCCAGAGCCGCTAGCTCCGAAAAACCAGCGTCTCGACTGATACCCGCCAGCACAGTTCGGAGGTATCGCATGAATCGACCTCGGCCCAGACCCGGGCCAATATGCGAAGGCATGGGAGTTTGTGCAATTCGCCACAATCCCGCCACTACCGGACTCGGCAGGCGGCTCGACGTACGGGTCGTCGTTGGCAATCGACTCACCGTCCCAATCCCACGCAGGCCACACCCAGTCGGGAAGGTCAGGGAACAGCCACTCGTAGTCGTCAGCGACCCTCGGTAGGCCCTCGGGTGGTGTCGGTGGGGTGTACTTGAAATAGTCGTCCGGATACGTGTAGTCCGCATCCGCATCCTTCGGATCAAGGATCAGCCCCGCCGCAACGAGGTAGGCGAACAAGGCCGGAGACATAGAGGCAGCACTAACGTGCCATTCCTTGTCGGGACCGTTCCCCAACCAGTGCGTATCCACATCCATGTAGTAGGTGCCTGCATCCATGTCCATGACTGAATTGACACCCAACAGATAGTGAATGTAGGTCTCCGACGTGATCCGCTCGAAGATTTGCACCTGGTCGTCCGGCTCCAGGGCAGGCATCGCGGGGATGCGGAACTTGGTCTTCCGGTAGGACCAGTGAATCCACAAGGCGACGAGATAGGCGAACTTGTTGACCTCGGCTCGTGCCTTCTCCTCATCGTCGAGGTCCTGCCCGAACGGATAATCCGCAACGAGCATGGAACGGACCTGCCCCGCAAGGAGAGATAGATCAGATGTCTGTCCGGCCTGTCCCTCGGAGGTCTGTGGATATCCCTCCCCAGCCCAGTCGGGCACAAACGAACCCCAGACCATCGACCCTTCAGGGTCGGGGTCCTTCTGGACGACGATAATTTCGGACCTCAGAGCTGCGTCATCGACAGTCACACCAAAGTCGAGAAGGACGTTCTCTTCGGTGATGATCGGAATCGACGTCGCTCCCTGATATCCCATACCGGACACGAAGTTGCCGGTCTTCCAGATGTTCGGGGGACGCCACACAAAGCCACCCGTCGCGTCAACATATCCGATGAACCCGAGAATCTCTTTGATCTGGTTGATGCCGTCCTGGACCGACTTGTTGTCCCAGTATTCGGACGGGATACACGGCGGCTCTATCGGGTAGGCACCGCTGTTGAAGAAGTCTCCCCAGACCCTTCCACCCTCCGCACCCCAGATGTCCCGCAGGAACAGCGGATCGGAATCGCCCGCGATGCCGCCGTCGAGCCTGCCCTTCGGCCAGTAGAAACCCGACCACGCAAGGAACAGCTTGATGATGTCCGTGTAGTCGTCGATGTTCCCCTCTTCGTTGACGACGATCTCCTCGGTGGTCTCGTTGGTGGTGACCGTCTTCGTGGACGCAGGCGTATACGCCATGCACTGGACTTCGTACACGCCCGCTCGATAGTCACCGTCGGTCCTTCCGGAAATTCCACTGAAGTCCTGGAGGTCAGTAAAGACGAGTCGCACGAAGTCGGCGTTGTAATGCTCGTCAAGATCGACCGTGACCCATCCTTCACCTGAAGGTACGTTGATCTTCTTCAGGTACTTGATGTCGGAATCGTTCGGAGCTGCCGGTTTCGCATACCGGTTGTAGGGGACCGTTGCGGTGCCCTGCCACACCCCGGCAACCATGACACCCACGTAACACGTGTACCCGCCCTTCCAGGGCTTGAACCGGACACGCCTGATCGGCTCCCGGTTGCAGGCGGCGTCGATCCACTCATACGACCAGTCGTATGAGGGCTGGGAGTTCCGCATCGACGCCCACCAGGTCGTCTCGTCACCATCGAAAGCATGAGCAGTTATGTGCCCATAGACACTGATGCTGTAATAGGCGGTCGACGAGTCGTACCGGCTGTTCGACTGGACTGCAACGTCGACACCGATGGTTTCCGGTGTCGGCGTCGTCGTCGTCGTACCCTCCGTTGTCTCGAAGTTGACCTTCTTGTACGGCCCACAGATGTTGAGCTGATAGGAATCCAATGGGACGATCGGTGGGTAGAGACGCTGCTCGATCAGCAACTTCGCAGGGTCACGACACGTCAGGGTAATGATGCCATCCGCACCCATCTCTACCTTGTCGATCAGCCACACGCCGGTCTGCACAAGCTTCGTGTCGTCCCACGGATAGCTCGCATTGTCGGTCCCGTACCCCTGGAAGGTCTTGATGACCCTGTTCGGGACGAACATATCAACCCACGTCGGGTCTGCTGCGTGTGCCCACGGGTTCGGCGACCCGTCCCCCGTGTTCGCCACGCCACGACGGTACGTGAACCCACCAGGAGAGCCAAACTCCATGAGTTCACGCTTCGTCGGCCCGCCAGCGTCACCCCCCGCGGCCTCAAGGTAGGTCTGGTCAAGGTTCTCCTGAACGTTGACACGGCTGGCGTTAAGGAACGAGAGGGTCATCGAGGCAGCGTCGGTACCGAGCCTCCGGTCAATCGCGCAGGTACGGATGTTCGGTATCTCGTACTCCCCGACACGGTTACCGAAGAACAGCGTCCGGAAGTTCCCGCCCCCGACAGTCTCAAGGACTGTCTTCGAGATCGTTGCTCTCGTAATCGGACGGTTACTACCCAGGAAGTTTCCCTGCTCCCAGGTATACCACATCTCTCCAGGTACGTTCCTCATGTCACTCCACTACGTTGGCATCGACGCTGTAGTCGAACAGCCACTGGTTATTCGCTTTCCTTCGTCTCTTGGGTTGGTAACCCGTAACGATGATCGACCACGTACTGCCCTGATCGTCAGTCAACACAAGCGGATTCCATTTCCTAAACCACGTATTCATGTCGGTGTACTGCTGCTCGGTCCTGATAGAGCCCGAAAACTGGATGGAAGACAGCTCTGGCCTTCCCATGAACATCACGGTAGAACCGGACGTAGAGACCGTCTGTTCGTTCTTGACCGTGGGCTTATAGTCGGGATGACTGAACTCGTTCGGGTTGATCGGGAACACGTAATCAACCGCAGCACCGGTCGAATAGTCGGTCAGTTTCCACTGCGCCATGTCACACTCCCAACGTCAATGTCGCTGAACCAGGAGCGTAGCGTGCAGAGGCAGTGGCTGCCTGGGAGCCAAGACCTTCGTTCACGGCATTCGCTACCTTTGCCACATCCACGTCACTGTCGACATAGATGCGGATGTCCTGCGTTCGGTTGTCCTGATAGTTCACACCCAGGGCATCCGCAGTCAACGCACGCCGCACCTCGAACAGGGTCGGCAGCCTGATCTCGCCGGGAATGTTGAACTGCATGTCACTGAGGTCACCGGTCATGCCTTCGATCAGCCCGTTGATCTCGCTCCATAGCTCCTTACCGGCACGACTCGTGGTGTCGATCTCGGACAAGTACTTCTTGAGTGAAGCGATGTACTGACCCTTCGAGATGGCACCGCGGTCGTAGTCGAACTTCATAGTGAACAGGCGATCCTGGGCAAAGGCAGCCTGGTCAGCGATCGTAGCCTCAGCCACCGCCAGATCGGCTCGTGCCTTCTCCAAGTCGCCAGCATCCAGGTCTGCATACACGGCCTTCTGCTGTTGGATCGCGTCTATCAGGGCAAGCTGAGACTTCTGATAGGCGTCGGTGAGGTCGACGCCCGGGGCCAACATGCGGTTGATTGATTCGAGTTCGAGGGCCTGATCCATGAGGGCGGCCTTCATGTTTTCCATGGCCTTCTTGACGTTCGACCATTCAACCGACCCCCTGCCGAACAGTTCAGCCGTCAACGCCAACTCACGGGCCAGCATCGTCAACTCGAACTGGTTCTGCTTCACCGAGTTGCGGACGCTGATCTGCGACTCACCATACGCACGAATCTTCTCCTGCTGGGCCTGGGCTTCGTGAGCGATCGCTTCGTTTAGTTCAACCTGGAGAGCGAGGGCTTCACCCGCCTCTAGCCCACCGGCAGCGAGTTCGGCACGAATACCGGCGATAGTCGCCTGTATCGCAAGGATCGGGTCGAGAATTTTTCCACTCATCCTGACGCGTGCTTCGGCCAGCCTCCTGGCATCGGCAGCACCATCCGCCTTGGACTTCTTGTTGTTGGACTCGATCCGGCGTACGTATTCGGACACCTTTTCTTCACTGTTGCCCCACGCCTCATACAGGGCAATAGCAGCAGCAAAAGCCTCGTTAAGCTGCGCTGCGGCAGCCTCTTCCGCGTCGAGACCTTCCGCCATAGCCACGGCATGTTCGGCGACCGTGATCGCAGTAAGGATTTCGTTTTCGGCAAGCTCACGAATCCTTTCTTCGTTTTCGTCCCATTTCGCCTGGACCTCTGGCGGAATCGCCATCACCCCAGTAGTCGCCGGTGCTCCCCTGAAATCCCCATACGTTTTTTCTTGATAATTTTCGGGGTCCGCAACGCTGCTTTCCTCGAACTGGGCGATCTGCCGCTCCAGGCGCTCTTTGGTCCCCTCGCCGTAATCACCACCGGTGTCTTGCTGGAAGCTCAGTTCGGCTATTGCCGCACGCATTCCTTCCAGTTGGGCGTCTGCCGCATCCTGGAACCACTGCGTCCACTCTTCCTTCATGTTCGGCCACTGAATCTGGGCTTTCCTGGCCTGATCCTCCATTTCCTGGGCGATTCGCAACTTCGCAGCTATCGCCTCTTCTGCGGTCATCTGGCCAAGCGCCACCTTGGTGTCGAGCCCTGCAAGCTCAGTCGAAAGGCCCGTCATCGACTTCGTCATGTTGGCCGGGAGCTTGCCAAGGATGGCGAGGAACATGTCCCATTTCTCCGCAGCCAGATAGGCGAGGAGGGCACCCTTTTCGGGCAGGTCGTCGGCGTACGCCTGGGCAGAGTCCGCATACATCCGCAGAACGTCGGCCTGTACACTCTTCGGGTCGAAGGCCCCCTTCCCGTACGAAGGAACTAGGCTCGTGAGGTCGTACATGTCCATCTTGCTGAGCGAAGCAAGATCGACCTCGTCGAAATTAAAACCAGCCATCTCCCTGGAGATGGCTTCCTTCTGCGTGTCGACGAGGGATGCCATAGCCTTGTCGGTAAGGTCCTGCCACAGCTCACTAGCCCCTTCCTCAAGCTCAGGATGCGCCCTGGCCTGCCCCATACCCACGAGACTCTGCTGCCTCCAGTTGTCAGCAGGACTGAGGCCGCCCAAGCCTACAGCCCACCTTGCCGTCTCCGTGGGTAGGTTGATGACGGAGACGAGGTCCTTCAAGTACGCACCAATGAACTCGACATTCGACGGCGAACCACTCTGGGATGCCGTTGTGGCAGCCGTCAGGGCATCAACAAGCGACTGTTGCGAGAATTCCCTGGCCTCAAGGCCTACAAGCCCCTCTTCGCGTATCCTGCGACGAGCCTCGTGCGTGGCCTTGATGACGTTTGCGGAGCCTTCCTCGAATGACGTACTAAGCCTTTCGGATCGCTCCTTCACGCTGTTGATCGCCAGGCCGGTACCAATTACCGCAGCGGCCATCCATCCCCACACCGGAATCATGCCGAGCATCGCGGTGGTGCCTTTACCGGCTGCTACGGCGAACGCCCCCATCCTTGCCCCGAAGCCAGCAGCTATGGGAGCCGCCAGCCCACCACCAGCACCCGCAGCCGCACCGACTGAGACCCCTTGAGTCACCGACATCGCAGCGGCCAGCTTCGCTATACCGGCGCTACCGGACAGTAGAAGGAACGTCTTCTGGAGCGCTATAGCAACACGCAGAAGTCCATAAGCAGCAAGGGTTACGGCAGCAATCTGTGTTGCCATTGATCCGATCCCCCTTCCGAGAAGGGTGAACCTGTCCATCCAGTGAACAAAGTCGATTACCAACTTGAGTGCCGTATTCAATGCACCAACGAAGTTATCGACACCCTTCAACAGAAGCTTCATGGTCTGAAGACCACCAAGCCTCTCGAAGTTCTGGGCCATCTCCTGGAAGCCAGTCCTGATCGAATTCATCATCTCGGCCACGGTCTGGCTCAAGTAACTGAACCTGGTCTCCGCAGCGCCTGCCGCCGATTCGGCAGCAACAAGCATCTCCCTCTGAAGGTCGTTCGTGCCAAGAGCAGCAGCAACTGCCTCCAACTCACGACGCTGGCCGACGATCTGAAGAATCGCGCGAGCTACGTCCGGTGCCGAACCTTCCAGGCGTGAGAACTGCCTGGTAATCGTCTCCCACGCCTTCGCTCCAGACTCAAAGTCACTGATACCAAGCGAGAACTCGGTGCTCCCTGCCGCAAGATCGAGGAGGGCATCCCGAATCTTCGGGTCGGTCAACTGTCCGAGAGAGCGGACGAGGCGCTCAGCGGCTTGCTGACCTGTCTGCCCCAACTGGCGTGATGTTGACGCCACGATGGCAGCAGTCTCCTCCATCGTGAAGCCCATTTGCCGGAAAACCTCGGTGGCACGGGCCGTACCTTCGAGCGTGTCCTCCACCTCGACACCGAACTTCTGTTGAATGGTGACAGCAAGGTCGAGAGCCTTCCCGTACAGTTCGGCTGAAGCTGCCTCTTTCGCCATGAGCCTCTCTTGGAGGTTCAGTCCTTCGTTCACCTCAAGCTGTACGGCAGCAAACCCTTCGGACACCGCGGTTAGGGCACGCAACGTCTCCGACTGGTCGATGGTCGACACCTTCACGGCGAGAAGCTGTGCCCGCGTAGCCTTCATGGCGTTACCCATGTCGGTAAAGCGCGAAATCATGACAAACGCAGACTTGTTAGCCTCAGTCGGGAGTACGTTGAACTCTGCTGCGAGCTTAAGTACCTCCTGCCTCACCCCTTCGACCTGTGACTTAAACGCAGCACTACCACGCGGCTCGGCTATATCGAACTCAAGTGCTGACTCGATATCGGCGAACGCACGTTCGACTTCGACGGCGGTCTGGTAGAACTCCTTGACCATCTTGACCGTGCCGAAGATCAACGCACCCGAAATGGCAAACTGGAACGTAGCGATGAACCGTCGCTGCATGTCCGAGAAGACCTGCACGAAGGTCCTCTCTAGTATGGGAAGCTGCCTCGACAGTTCGGCCATCATCTGGTCCGGCGACAGTGGCTGAGTCGCGGCGAAGGTAGCCTGACCAGACGCTATCTTCGTCTGCGCCTGGTTGGTGACGTCCTCCCTCTCGGCCTGGAGCCTCTGAGCCTCCGCGCTCTGCAGATTCTTGATCCGAGACAGTTTCCGTTCGATCTCGGCAAGCCGCCTGATGTCGTCCTCTATGCCCGGGAACAACGTCTCCGTCGACGCGGTGGTGGTCTCGACCATCGCCTTCTTGACGTTGTCGATCTGCTCCGTAAGGTGGGCGAGTGCAGGATCAGCACCAATGGCCTCCTGAATGCTCTTCTGCAGGCCACCCCCCTCCTTCTGAGGAGCGTTAGCATCGGCGAACGCTTTCCCGTACTTCTCGACCAGGCCGATCTGCGTCTCTAGCTGAGCAGCAGCCTGTGGGTTGACACTCTGAATGTTCTTGATGACGTCGCCGACTACCTTCGCGTCCTTGTTGGAAAGGCCGGTACGCATCGCGGATTGCTTGGCACGAGCCAACCCGGACTGCTCGAAGATTCTGTCGATCTCCTTGTACGCCGCAGACAGACCATCAGCCGCCTTGGCCTCGGCATCTATGTTGGCCTGGGCTGAGGAGACCATCCTCTGCTGCTTCGGTGCCAACTGAGTCTTCGCATTGGCAACCAACGCAGAGCGCTGGCTTTCGAGAAGCTTGAGCTCCTCCCTGAGCATCCCCATGCGGTCGCGAAGGACTTCGTTGACCGCCTCGCCGCCAGTAATCTTGGCCGCTCGACGCTCGTAGTCGCCACGCTGAAGAACGAGACGGTTCATCTCGGCGTAAAGGGCCGGATCAAGCTGCTTCGCCGTCTCCAATGATTGCGCGTGAGCAGTCTCGTTCAGTTGAACGAGAGCCCCGTCGAGCTTCTCTATCTCCTTGCGCGCAAGTTCTGCAGCCTGCTTAAGGGCCTCGGACCCCCTTGGGCCAGGAAGGTTGGGGCCAATTCTCGGATTGTACGGTGAGGGTGGCCTCACCTGCTTGAGGTCGCTTACCTCGCCCATCCCGAGAACCGAAGCCAAGTGCTGGCCAGCACGGCCAGTAACGAACTGCTCTGCAGCCGCCTTGCCGCCCTTAGCGTACTTCCGCTGCACATCGTCAAGCATGGCGATGGCCGCCTGCTGACGTTCGATCTCCTTGACGATCTGGTCGCTACTGCTCTTATAGGCCTTCGACATCTTGTCGACATCGAGGATCGTGTTAGCGCCAGAGGGACCGCCGAGATTCGCCCCCTGCTCCTGGATGCGCTTGAGGTTTTCGAGGATTTTGAGCTGGTCGGCGAGAACAGCAGTAGCGTCGGATCGCCAGACAATCGCAGGAGTAGCCATTACGGTCGCAACCCTTCTGCTAGTTCATTCGACATCATCGGAACGTCATCTGCCTCGTCATACGAAGAACGCTTGCCCGTCTTCGCGTTACGGTCACTCTCGACGTTCTTGAACCATTTATCTAGCAGCTTGTCGCTCCACCATATGGAGCGAGGCGGTTGCTCTTTCCTCGGCAAGTTCTCGAACCAGCCTATCACCTGAAGGCCCATGTTGACGGCCACCACGAGATTCCACGGGGCGCGTTCGATACCTTCTGGCCAGAACGACGAGAAGTCCCCACCAAGTCCCTTGACGGCCCGTATCAGGCCAAGGAAATGGGGAGACTGAGCGAGTTTTTTAGGTTTTCGCTCCCGGTCTCAAGTTCCTGGTATGCCGCGTACAGCTTGTCTTTGATGTAGGAGGGAAGCTCCAAGATGCTGTACGGGTCCGAAAAGTACAGCTCATCCTCATTTTCGGGGTTGCGACAGGCGTAGTAGAGAAGCCTCACCTGGTACTCCTGATACCAGTGGAGCTTCGCCTCGACGTTAATCCCATTCTTCACGATCTCATTCCTGAGCTGAGCATCAGGCTTGTTCACGTGCTTCAAGCGCTCGATAGCCATGAGCTCATCGGAACGCTCCTGCACCTCACCCTGAAACTTCACCTGAACTTCGTTGAGGCGATTCAGTTCCTCATCATCCTCCGGATGAATGCGATCCTCGGCTGCGACCTCGTCATTGAACCGCGAAATCTCGTCGTAGCGAGCCGAGATAGCATTCAGAATGTCGAGATATCCAGTGAACTCAACGTCATCGTCATCACTGTCGTCGCTGCCCAGATTGGACCACTTGGACCCAACCTTCTCATCGTACATGACCTCATTGAACGCCTGGTCATGGACCTCGGACTCGAAATACCTGAGACGTTCGGTGAGCAATTCGTCATGGTCGTAGCTGAGCACCAGCGCGCTCAGCGCCTCATACGAACTGCCTTCCTTCTTGTCGTACTGGATCGTGTACTTGGCCATCTTGCCGTTCGCAGCCTCAAGCACAGCGTCGTGCTGGTTAGGGCCAGGTCGACGGACAAAGATTCGATACTCAACATCATCACTGTCCGTGATAGTTACAGCGGTCCCCTTACGGAAGAGGTCCTCAAGATGCGGCGTCTTCGCCATTCGTTCCTCCAGTCGTTCGCATGAACGAGTCTACACACAAAAGTAGGGAGGACCGGAGTCCTCCCTACTTGAGGGGCCTAGGTGGGGGAGACCTAAGCGGGATCGCCCTTGTAGATGGACAGTGCGCCGGAACTCGACGTGAAAGCGAAGTCCGCCTCCAGCTTCGATCCGACACTGCCCTGAATGGACGGAAGGATGAACTTCGCGTCCGTGACCATGAGCGTCTTGAGCGTTGCCCCATCCGCAGGGTCCGTGACCTTCAGCTCAAACTGAAGCTCCGGTGGGTCCTGCGTTGCGTTCGCAATGTCCGTGCCGCTGATCCCGGCTACCGCCTGGACCTGGTCGAACAGTGCGGCCACCGTTGCGGGCTTCATCGTCACCGAACCGCTCGTCTCCGGAACGTCGAAGTCCTGGGCGACCACCTGCGGGTTGCCGAACTCTTCGTCACGCTCCAAGGTGACACGCCAGTCGACGCTCGCAGACTGGACACCAAGCCAGTCCGTATACGCCGGAGTGGCAGCACCGTCACCGAGACGGACATAGATGTCACGGCCACGCACACCTGCTGGCTTCGTCGTGTCATGCACCGTCTGGAGATACGTGGTTGCCGTCGCGGAACCGTACACGAACTTGACGTTTCCGGTGCCCGCCCCGGGAATGGACGCCGTCTCGAAGATGATACCGCCATTGGTGTTCGTGTAGTCGGTACCGAGACGCATCCGCTCACCGTCGACGGTGACCGAAAGGGCGTAATAGTCGGAACCGGCAATCGTGGACTTGAACGCAGGAGTGTTGTCAAACGTGAACGTGTCCTGTGCGCCGGTCCCGTCCTCGGCCTGCTCGAATGCCGAACCCGGGATGTAGAAGACCGAGTCTCCACGCAGGGTCGCGGATATCGTCGCTGGGTCACCCAACGCGAACGAGTACGACATGGACTCCAACGACAGGAACGGAATCGCGATCGCTGACGCGACCGTGAACAGGCCCGAAGTCTTGAACGGACTCAGGACGTTGACGGGGACGAAGCTGGCAAGATTGAACTCTGTGCCTGTCGCTTCGTCGTTGATACCACCGGTCAGTAGTGATTCGAGTTCGGTCGTCGTGTCATATGACTCCAGCTCGAACGTCAGGTCCGGAATGTCCCTGATCGTTCCAACTGCTTCGACGTTACCGAGTTCTTCGAGTCGATCTTCGTTGACATTGATCCCTGACACGCCACCGGTCTGAATACGGTCGATGACGAAACCGCCAGAAACGTGGAGAATCTGTCCACCCTTGATGGCCATGTATGGTGCTCCTCACTAGGCTCAAAATGAGTCTATCACGTGAACGATGGTGGTCAGGACACTTACTTGAGTGACCTCTCGAACCGACCGAACGCGACACGAGCAATATTCTCGTAATCGCCCTCGATGCGTGACGTGACTTCCATCCATGCCTTCTCGATGAAGTGCTTCCCCTCAAACCCAGCCCCTTCGCGAGTCTCACGTTTCCGCTTACCACCGAAATACAGGACCGCCAACGATGGCTCAAAGCTGGTGAAGTCGTAAGGTTGTGCTGGCATAGTGTGCGTTCCGGTAGGCCGGAAGCGATCCATGTCATCGCTGTACGATGAGGGAAGATGGTGCCTGCCACTTAGGCCCATCTCCAGGGAGCGCCACACGCCGTTCGTTGCCGCGTCAGCCCTGTCGACGTCTGGGTAGCCAAACCCCTGGAGTGACCCTCTCTTCCCCTCCGGTTCGACGAGGAGACCGACGAACGCCCCACCGGTCCTGCGACCGAACGTGAAATTGCCAGTCTGCCTTCTCCCGCCCTCACCCTCACCGGATTCTGCTGGACGCTGAATGTCGGAATAGAGATTGCGGAGCGCTGCGCTCGACAGTGCAGAGAAGTAACCAACATGGACATGGTGGATATTGTCGAGCAGGTCTCGTGTTGCCATCGCCAATGCAGTGCCGACCTGCTTGAGATTATCGTCCATCTGGATCATGCCGCCGTGACTCTTCGGACGGGCCTTCAGCCTCGCCGCGGCAGCCTCGACCTGAAGATAGGTGACGCTCACCCCAGGCTGGGTAAAAGAGTTCGGCATCAGCGCCTCCTCAACTCGTCATGGATAGCGTCGAGCTTCTCGACCCATTCCTGGTTGATGACCGCCGACTCGGACTTCACGATGTCGATGGCGAGGTCCTTGAATGAGTTCACGTTGTCGAGAATCATCTGCCGCACACGCTTCTGCATCTCGGTACTGACCTGCGGAACCTCCGTGTAGAGATTCTCCTCGAACCACCCGAGGATGGCAGCAGACGTTCGATTACCCCTGGTCGCTACCAGGTTCGCAGCCATCGAGTTGTTCGACCTCATGCATTCGACCTCTCGTCCGCAACAGAGAACGCACAGACGTGCCAGTGCTTCTGCCAGGCGTTCACCGCCCTATCAGGCTTCCGCGTCTCCCCTGAGTACTCGACGTACTGGACAACGAACTCGGCAGTCGGTGTCGTTTGGCGGTAGTCATACACGGTGAACCTCTGATTCTTCATCACGAAGTCGTACACGTCACCAACGACATGCCTGCCGAGACCGTCCGACTCGGCGAATATGTCGACGAAGATCGGGAACATCACCGTCTCGGACCTCGCACCGAGCTCCATCGGTTCAGTCTTCGAGTCGCCCAACGAGAACGCCAACGTGTTGATCGCGACCTCAGCTTTCTCGTCTGGATATTCGTCGATGATTGTGATGGGTGAAAACTCGCCATCATTGAACCACCCACGCGTCGTCAAGTCGGCCTCTACGGCACGCAGCACCGACTCCAGAATCATCCTCGTACGAAGACCGCCCTCAAGATCAGCCACTATTCACCACCCGCTGCACACTGGATTTGATACACGGTGAGGTCATTCAGCCCAACTGCCGGTCTGAAGAACTTGAAATACCACCTCTGGTCCGAAGGGCCGATTGTCACGTAGGAGAATCCGTAGACCTCCTCGAACTCGTCCTCGAACATGGTGAGCACCAGGGTCGTCGGGTTGAACTCACCGACCTCCGTGTAGAAGGCACCCTGCCTGCCGAGCGGGGAGAAGAACTCTGCCGCACACAGCACCTGTGACGGTGACGACTGGGTCTCAAGGATGGGCGCTACCGTCCAGTCCCAGGGACTCCCCTCACGGTCATGCTTGTCCCACTCGGCGTCACGCTCGAAGTAGAAGGTCGGCTGATCGTCCTCCTCTGTCGGCATCGCCATCACCATGGTACGGCGAAGATTCTCCCGTATCGTGTCGGTGTCGAACGACGCGATCGTCTCGAAGCCACCAGCCGACTCTGCCACGAGTTACTCCTCGTCTGGGGAAGTCTTGACGACGACCTTTTCTTCCTTCTTCTTCGGAGGCGGCGGTGAAACGACCTGACGCTCCACGGCGGCACCAGGCTCGATGCCTTGCTGCTTCGCCTTTACGACGTCGATCGACGACTTCGGTGCGTCCTCGGCGACGAGGGCCTCCAACAGTCGCCCGAGCGTGACGGGTGAGTTGATCTTGCGGATCGCCACCTCAGCCGTCATGTTCTTGGCGAGAATCTCATGCACCATCGTCGCCATCTCCGCGTCGGTGAGCGAGTCCGAAGACTCCACCTCATCCTTGTTCGTCTCGCCGGACTCCTTGACAAGAACGAACGTGCCGTTCCTGAATAGGTCCTGGTCTGGGTCCGCCGCCGCGTCCTGATTCACCTGCCGGTCGAACGTCGAGACGGTAAACGTACGTCCACCTGGAATCGTCTTCCCGATCTCCCGACCCTGCCTGTCGAGGACCTTGATCCACCGCATACCTGCCGCGGTGTTGACCCAGACCTCGACGCTTTCATTTCCGGACATTCGTTCCTCCTGTCGTCCGTCACGTGAAGCATAGACGAAGCCCCCGGAGAACCGGGGGCTTCGTATTGGTCCGACTCGAACTTACGCCGTGATCGACGTATCTACGAACCGTCGTACGCGCTCGGGATGCGAGAGAACTCCACCGAAGTCCTGGCGACCAATGTAGTGCCAGTACCAGTTGTCCTGCTCGACGTACTCCTTGGACTTCAAGCCACCGTACATGGCGAACATGCCCGCGTCGTCACCGACAACGTACATTTCGTTCGCGGGGATGAAGGACGCTCCGTCCTCATCCTTCCAGTTACGGACCTGAACCACGGAAGCACCGCGATACACGCCCAGTCGCCCACGCGCCCGAATCTCTTCGAGTGCTTCATCGGCGAAGCCGGTGAATGAGGCGATCTGGTCAACCATGGTGGACCGTCCGTACAGCGTGATGACGCCGGACTGGGACTGGTCCCTGACTTCGCGGATAGCCGTATTGAGCGCCGTCTGGTCCACGGAGGTACCAGAGACGTAATACGGGTTACCCGACGGGATGGCAGCCTCGATGAGGGCCTTGATCTGCTTGTTGACGCCCCAGTCGAGACGCCGAACAGCCAGACTCCGCAGGGTGGCAGCGCTCTTGGCGAAACCGCTCTGCATCTTGTCCTCGAACTCGTAGACGTGGAAACCCAGGGTATCCCGGGGAATCTCCATCGACTCGCTGACCATCGCGCTGGCTTCGATGTGTCCACCCTTGGCGATGAAGAAGACCTTCAGGCCTGTCTCCTCTTCAAGGATGACTCGGTCATCGAACCCGACACGATCGACACTGATGATCTGGTCGTAGAAGGTCTCGAACTGGAAGCCTTCGAGGATGGACTGCGTAAGAACCGCAGCCATCTCGCGACGCCACTTGGGGTTGTCCCAGTTGGCGGCGGCCTCTTCGTTGACCTGGTCCATCAGCTTCGCAACCTCGGCCCGCTCTTCGGGAGAGCGACCGTAGTTGTCAATTACTTTCTTGAACACGCTTGTGCTTGTAGACAATTTAGATCACCTCCTTAATGAAGAATCACGGCGTCGAGGGTGTTCAGGTCGTCGTCCACTGCGGTCACCCGAAGGAAAGCCTCCGAGGCAGTGGTCGTTACGTCCCAATAACCCGCTGTGTTCCAACCTAGCAACTCACCGACCGTGACGGACGGTGTCGCTGTTCCGAGGCCTTCGACCATGTTGACCGCAGCCCTCGTGTTCGTGAAGAACAGTCCCGGCTCGGTGGTGTTGACGTCCGTGTTACGGAGCCACACCTTTGCTCCTGGTCCGCTCAGCACCTGCACCATGCGCCCGTTGGGGGCGGTGTCCAGGTCCTGTGGAAGCTGTCCCGCAGCCCCACCGAAGGGTGGGGAATTGAACGTCTGCGAATCGTGCTCGTACCACAGGATGCCACAGGAATCGGTTGCCGTATCGCCACCAGCGCCGATCGCCGTCGCGGTCGCCTGGCGAATACGATCCGTATCGGACGGATCAATCTCCACCATGGTGCCGAGACGAAGCTCAGTGCCGGACTCAATGCCACGGAACCTTCCCTCGCGGACCAAGTTCGTGAAGCGCCGAATCCCGAAGTTTCGGGTAGTCGTGCTCGAACCCATTTAGTCCACCTCCTTCTAAGACTGCGTGGCTGAGAGACCGGTCAGGAAGCTCTTTACTGCTCCTATATCCGTTCCCTCTTCGCCTGCGGTCACTCGTGTCCCGTCGAATTCGGTTTCGGGGACTACTGACAGTGGTTTCGCAACCGCTGCGACGGCAACCTTGATGTCATCAAGGTACGCCGTGAAGTCTTCCGTTTCCATCTTCGCCCAGGACGCCTTGCGTGCGTCGATTTGCTCGTCCGAGAAGTTCGCCACCGCCTGAACCAACTCAACCCTCTCAGAGGCCAGGGCTTCGAGTCGATCACTTTCCTCGCGGTCAGTGATCGTGGACTGGAGGTTTGCAACCTCGATGTCCTTCTCGGCAAGCGCCTTCTCGGCCTCTTCGAGCTGTTCGTTCAGACGAAGGATTTCCTTGTCAGTCAAGGCAGATGCCTCAGCCAACGCCTTCTCGACGGCAGACGCCAAGAGCTGCTCATGCTGCTCTTCGTTAAAGATCGCCTGATCCGTCACGTCCTCCTCCTCCTGTTCAGAGGCTGCTTCCGTGCAGAACGGACAGAACTCATCATGTACAACACCTTCCGGAATGATCTCCAGAAGAGCGTCGTGCAAAGTTCGACCTGTCACGCCCATATACACATCCTTCACCTGAAACTATAGACGCAAGCTGGTTGCAGTTGGGCGCACTCTTACGACGACATGGCAATGTCCATGAGGCGCTGCCACTCACCGGAAGATAGAACGTCCCTCTCGGAATCACGATTGGCGTACTGGCTCGTCAGTTCATGAGCGACTTCAGTCACATCCGCATCGCTCCATGCTGGCTTCTCAGGTGGGAAGATCAGCGCGCCACCAAGGAACGTTGGGTTGATGAAGCGTCTCGGTGCACCTGCAACAGCCAGGTGCTTGCATGTCTCATGAGCTTCGGCACGGAACGGAAACACTTCGCTGCATTCCAGACACTGCTTCTTCTCGGCGACACATTCCATCGAGAACCAGAGCTGCTCAGCCTCATGGGCGTCCCTCGCGGCTTTCGCCACATTCGGAAAGTTCGCCCCCCACAACACGGCGAGCGCCTGAATCTCGGGGAGCATGTCCTCAGAAGCGGCCTCACGATGAACGATCTTGGTCTCAACGAACGTCCCAACCGGTCGATCCCAACGATGCAGGACATTCAGCGGGGTGTGCCTGATCGTCGACTCACCGGACTCGATGTCTTCAGTGGTCCAGAAATGACCGTTCTTGTTCTTGGCGTTCGCCTGAACGTAACGACCGGCGATCCACAAGAAACTGTCATTCGTCTTCGCTCCACCCCACACAGATGCAAGCTCACGGGGCGGTGGGTTGTCGTTGTCGACGATGTATGCCTGCGCTGTCGCGTAGAACTTGCCGTTTCCTTCAGTGATGAACGAGTCCATTATTCTTCCTCCTTAGGGCCATCCTTCTTGCCCGGAGGACGGCCTCCAGTCCTACCAGAACCGTCGGGTGACGTTTGATTATCCGGGGAGTTGAACGGAACGTTCGTCGGCTCGAACGTACCCTTCCACCTGTCATCCTCATACTCACGCCTGGATGCTTCGAGTTCCTGATCGAAGTTGAACTCGGTAAGAATCGTCTCACGGGAGATATCGCCACGGTCACGCAACGACTGCACCATAGTGACGACAGACTGATCGAATTCAAGTTCCATCCTGCGTGGCGCGAACTCGATACTGCAGTCGGCATCGAAGTCCTCGTTGGCTGGATGATCGGTCACGGCCTCAACGATGTGCTTCTCGATGCTGCGCTTCATCATGTGTCGACGGCTCGCCATACCACGCGCGATGACGCGACCGAGGGTAAGGCTCGTCTCACGGTTCGAGGTCTCGGACGGAATCTGGAACGTTCCCCAAAGACGCATCAGGAGACGCTCGTCCAGGACGGACCAGTTGTCCTTGTCGAGGATGTTCGTCAGGTCGGGCGTGATGAGCTCAATCTCGATTCGGTGGTCGGAGATGATGACCGGCGACTTCGACTGCGCCCGTATCTGGGCGGTCGTGTCGGCAACCTCCTGCCTGGCCGCTGGCATCGTGTCCGAGCCTCGTCGAACAAGAACGATGAAGTTGATGCCGCCGAGAAGGAAGGCACGATCCATCTCCCTGACCTGATGCTTCAAGTCGAGGAGCGGAAAGATGGATTTCATGCGAATCCGTGACCACCGCTCATAGGTGGATTTCGTCATCGTGTGCTTCCACACGTACATCGGGTTGAGGAGCATCAGGTTGTCGACCGGGATGTCTTCCTCGACGAACTCTTCCGCTTCCTTCTTCGTCGCCTTGTACGGCCTAAGGAAGAGGCTGTCGATGAGCTGGTCCTCCAGATCGTCGTTCTCGAACATGCTCTTCTCTGAATCGGATGCGATCCAGGCAAGGTCGGAAGTACCGAACGGCGTGACCCTCACGGGAACGACGCGCGTCGGGTCGAGAAAGCCGAGCGCGACAGGGACGGTGAGGTCATACACCTTGCGGCGCTCCCTGCCGCCATCACCCTTGCCTTTGACCTTGTACGACTTGCGGCCCCACCACCTGACCGGATAGCACTGCGAGTTGACGATGAGCTCGCGCCACATCTGTCGCACGAACCCATCAAGGTCAAGGTCATGTCCGATCTGTCCCCAGATGTTCTCCTGGTCCTTGTCTTCGGCGACCTCAAAGCTCACCTTCTGGAAAGCCAGAGCTTCGGAGGTGTCGGCGAAGTTCCCAACGATGTCGTCATCAAGCGCGTCGGACGCCAGCGCCATCTGCTCGAAAATCTTCCCGGGCGTCACATACCGGTCACGGTTGAACAGCCCACGCGAATTCCGCGTACTCGGCCTCGTGTCTTCCGCCCACGTTGCAAGGGCACGACCGACCTTCGCCGGAAGCCGTCCAAGGAGTTCCGGAGAGAGTTCGACATCGTCGGGGTCTATTTCGGAGACGACGACGATCCCGCCTTCGAGCTTGGCTTCGTGGTAGTTCGTGTCGATATCGGTCATCGTGACAGCTCCACATCTTGTCTACGCACCTCTATGAGACGAGATGCTCCCTTGAACTCGAACTCTATGAGTTCCATGACTTTCGACAACTGAGTGACCCTGAACGTCTTCAGCCTCCGGTTGCTCCCCTCGACCCGAATGATCTGGAGGTGAATCTCCGTGCAGCGAGCCATGTACCCCATGCAGGTCGACATGATCACATCCGGCATGGCGTCTTCGAGTTCGCGCAGGGAGACGACCATCGCCATGATCTCTTCTTCGAGAGACGCGTCGGGGGTGAGGTTCGTTACGTGGTCGTGCGCGGGGTGGGTTGGAACGATGTGCATTGAGTCATCGCTCACCTGAAGCTTCACCATAGGTGACAGCTTACTCGACCTAAGCGAACATCAGAGGCACTACCTCGTGCTTAGAACGCATGTTGATGAGAGTGTCAAGCGTGAGGAGCTCTTTGCCGACAATCATCATCGCCGCAGCGTCCAAAGTATGGAACTGTCCACGGTTGAACGTCTTCTTCCCGTATGGGTTCGTCTCTGAACGCTCCCGATACCAGGTGGAACCCTGCCATTCACCGAGGAACTCCTGGTCCCAGGGAAGGAAGAAGCGCTTCGAGTCGACATATTCACGGAGCTTGTCATAGCCGTACTCCTTGGCACGGGCATGAATCTCGAAGTCGGCTGGGTTGTCTTCGGGTTCGTGGTCGTGATACCCGACGAGGAGCTTCTGGTCCGCCGTGTACCCGATGATCCTCCCCTTGGCTTCGGGAAGCTCTTCAAGGAGGTCCTGATAGATGGGAAGGCCGAGACCACCGCGGTCTATCGTGAATCGTCTCGGGTTGTACGCAGCGAAGATCATCTTCACGACTTTGCGTTGGTCGGAGGCTGTGATCCGTTGGAGGTTGAGACGCGTGAGGAGACGCAACGCGACCTTCGTACGACCGAATGGCTCCTCACCGAAGACGAGAATCTCGGACGGGTGGTTCGTCATACCAACGTCCATCCCGGCCCAGGTCGTCTTCCACTGTTTGTGTGAGCCAGGAAAGTCAACAAGCATCTCAATCGTTGTGTTAATGAGGTGGTCGTCGTTGATGCGACGGTAGTAGTAGATATCCGTGTTGTATTCGGACTCAATACGATCATCGACGGTAGCCATGAGCCTGTTCAATACAAACAGCGGGTTCGTGGCATCGCCATGCAGCCCGAGGATGTTCCGCTTGTAGTCGGCACTGTCCCTCGACCCGTACGCCTCGATCTTCTCGGTGCGTTCCTTGTCAGACCAGGTCGGACGGTGCATACCGGTCAAGCGATGGACAGACCACCCCGACCCGGGCTGTGAATGGCGATAGAACTCGTCATGAACACCCTTGGACACCCCGTGTGCACGCCACTGTGCGCCCTCCTCGCCGTGACGCAACGTCTCGACCAGCTCGATCCACCCGGCCTGCGGATAGTCCTGGCTTTCGTCCTGCTCTAGCTGCAACGGGTGAAGCCCCTTCACGCCTTTGCCGTCACGCTGCGGGATTCTGCCGAGAATCTTCGCCCCGTTCGTGAAGTCGACCTGGAACGGGCGGTGCTTGAAACCCCTGCCAGTCCGCTTCGGAAGCAGTTCACGGGTGAGCCTCGTCTCCTTGATGCGGTCCTCGATGCGCGAAGTCAGGGGCTGAAGATGGACCAGCTCGGGGGCGGTGACCACCATCTCAGCACCTGGATGCTGGATGCCGAACACCCACCCCCTCAGGATGATCGAAAGCGTCTTCCCGATGGCACGCCCGCACTGGTCGATCACCTGCGTTCTGGTGTCACGCCACCACGAATACTGGAAGTCCCAGCAACGGAAAATCTTCTCGTCGTTGTAGGCCATCGGGTCTTCCCAGCAGAACTCAGCAAGGTCGATCCCTGCGTGGTCCTGGATCAGCGCAACGAGATAGCACTCCTCCTCAGACAGGTCCTGCGCCTTGGGCCTGATAGCCATCAGCCAACATCCCGTATCCAGAGCTTCTGCTGTTTCCTGAAGTTCTCGTCGATGGCGTCATACTCGGGGATAGCAACCTTCTCTATCCAGTCGATGATGTCGAGGAGGTCGACAGAGAGATGCTTGCGCTCCTCCTCGTCTGTCCTGCGGTAGAGGCCGATGAGTTTCTTCAACTCGTTGAACAGGTCCTGTGACTTGGCATTCTGCATGTCACGATGAACGCCGAACTCTTTCGCCCTGGCGAGAAGGTCGGAGAGATAGTCAGCTACGGACTGATGCTCCGACTCGGTGCGTGACTTCCTGCCAAGGCCCATGTGGCTCTTGATGTCACGAATCTCCTTATCGACCTTGACCTTGTGGTCACGCACGGACTTGTCGTCAAACGGATTCCCGTCATAGTCGGCCTCACGGATCAGCCAGGACGCGTAACGGTACGAGAGGAGTTCGAGCGCGGTAAGGCGATCGAGGTCCTGCAGGTCGGCAATGTTCTCGAATTCGTACTGGTCGTGATAGCGCTCAACGGTCGAGTCGAACCACGCAGCCTCTTCGACGGTAATGACGTTGAACTCGGTGCCGCTACTGCCCTCGACAGAAATGAGCGCCACATTGTCATCATCAACAGGACCGATCATCCTGAGGAGTTCTTCGTCGGTGAACTCAGGCAAACAAGCCCCCCTTACTTCATCGTTCAAGTGAAGGTGTCATGATGATCGACTTGATGTGTGCGTTCGAGTGGTACTTCCCGCCGTCGAGAGCCATGTACCGGTCATACTTCATCTGCTTGTCCTCGTCTCTCACATACCCGAGATGGAGAATGTCGGAGACGGGCTGTCCGTGCATCGGGACGTTCTGAGCATACGACGGTTCACGGCCCGACGCCAGCGCGCGGTCTACATGATGGGCATTGAACTGGAATGGAATAATGATGTGAGCAAGGTGTGGCCTCCACTGTCCGTCGACGCGGTAGTGGGTCCCGTTCCACATGTGGTGGAACGTCACGCCGAGCCTCATGCCCGGGTATTCCTTGACGGCCTTCCTGAGTGCTGTGGCGTCAGCAATGATCTCGTCGGCGTCGATGCACACGATGTAGTCACCGAGCTCGGGTTCGACGACTTCCTCCATCTGACGCCAGGCTGCTTCGCGGAACCGCCCTTCGTGCTCGACGAAGGACGGGGCCTCCACCCTGGTCACATAGTTGGAGTCGATAGTGGCCGCGATGCGTTCCGAGTCACCGGCCATCGGGTCAAGAGCTACGTGAGTCACATCCGCCCAGTCCGCCACTCGACTCAGCACGGTTGTCAGGAACCTATCGGCCTCCCCCGGGCCAACAACCATATGTGCGATGATTCTCATGTCAGTCCCTCGATATCGGTGGGTCGTGCTCGTCGCACATTCTCCTGAACAGCTCTTGGTCCTGCCTCATGGAACCGTCCGTACTCTGAGCACCGAGCTTACTCGAACGATGCCATTCGTGGATCATCGTGACCTCACCGAGGTACCAACATTCACGTCCATGTGCCTGTATGTGGTAGTTAAACCACGTCTCTGAGTAGTAGTGCTTCGCCTCTAACAACCCGCCGTACTTATGGAAATCGTCAGCACGGACGAGCATCGCCGACCCTGCAACGGTTGGACACTTCACGGCGTCACGACCGAGCGTATTACCCAAGTCACGTACCTTCCAGTACCGGTGTACCGGCTGCTCTCTCGTGCCGATGATCCCACCTGCGGTGATATGACCAGCCGAGTCCAACTGCTTCGGGCCAACCACACAGCGTTCCTCCTTCTCTTCGAGGAACCCCGCCAGCCTGTCGAGAATAGAGCTGGTGAACAGACAGTCGGGATTCAGGATGAAGTAGTAGTCGACATCCCATTCCCTGGCGACTTCAGCGGCCCTGTTGATGCCGTACCCGTGCCCGTGGTTCTCCTTACCGCGCTGGATAACGACCCTCTTGGCACGGCCCTTCACGACCTCCAGCCATGGTGTCCCGGTACCGTCCGGGGGCTTGTTCTGGTAGAAGGACCACCGGAGGTTCGGTTCCCACTCTTCGGCGGACTCAACGAGACGGATGACGTCATCGGGGGTGTTCCAGTTGACGACGAGGGCAGCAATCTTCGCCTTCGGGGAATCCACCGGAATTCGCTCCAAGGCAAGCTGCTCTTCGCGCTTGCGGTTGCTCACCAGCCAACCCTCAGGTCAATCATGTCGAGCTTGTCGGGGGTCATGATGTGCTTGAAAACGACGTTCGAGTTGAGAGCAAGCGAGATACCAGCGCGCTTCATCTCTTTCGCCCAGTAGAAGTCCTCGCCGTACCGGTCATACCCGTAGAGACTGTTCCTGTAGGCGAGCGGCTTCATGAGCTTCGCCGCAGCAACCACATCGACCCTCTGCTCGACACCGTACATACGGTTCTTCGAGATTCGCCGATGGTGATCCCCCTGGAAGTTGAACGAGTTCCCGATGTCTCCAGCGCCGAGATAGACGAGCGGAGCAACAACGTCGTACTGGGTGTCGAACAGTTGCTTCGACTGGTCCCACGGGGCGACGAGGATGTCGGAATCGAGGGAGAGGAAGAAGTCTGGCTTGTCGAGATTGACCTGGTTCAGGAGGAAGTTCCTCATGTCGGCCATCGTTTCGAGACGGGACTGATCGCCCCAGTTGCGTTCCTTGGAGTGGTCGCCTTCGTTGAAGGGAAAGACGAGGTGGTTCCCGGCACGCTTCTCGATGATGTCGAGCGTCTTGTCTTCGCTGTCGGTGTAGACGAAGAGGAACTTGAGGTCTACGTGTTTGCGCCAGCCTTCGAGGGCGTCGAACCACGCTTCGAGTACCCATGCCCGCTCATAGACGGGACAGCCAACAATGACCTTCATGATGGGTGCATTCCGCGGGGACCGCCCTTGCTCCACACATGGCTCGTGTCGGGCAGTTCGGTCGGGTCGTCCCATTCCATGCCGCAGTCAGTGCAGCGGTAGCGCGCGGAGATGATGCCAGGAGTCCCGTACACCCACCGCGCCTCGCTGAGCCTGGTGTAGGCGTAGTGGTTACACGGATTCACGACCAAGAGTCGAGAAGCTGCAACTGTTCAAGGAGGTGGCTGACGGTCGACCGCATCAACGCGGCCTTCTTGCCATTCACCGTCCTGCCGTCTTCCGCATTCTCGTAACTTCGGGCCCACGCGAGACAGGTCTCCAGTCTCGCCTCCATGTCGCCAATCCTGTTGCCCTGGTACCACCGCGAATCTTCGTAATTGCCTACGAGACGAATCGTCCACTGTTTCCGATACGCTGTCGGTTCAGAAACAACGTTGATCGTGTCTTCACCGAGAATGATCCGGAGCGCACGAAGAGCCTCTTTCGCCGTGTCACTGCCCCACCCGAACTTGGTCCTGATCTGGTGGAGGTTGACCCCATCCGGCTCGTCGGCCAGATAGTCGAACAGTTCGGCGGCGTGTTCCGTCCGCTTCCTCGGGGTCTTTCCGTCCTTACCCTTGTACAGATAACTCATGCTCATTCCTTTGTGAGTGCTGCCAGCTCCGTGTCCCAGTCGTTACCGCTTGCCCCACCGAACCGGACGTCGATGAAGGCGAGAAGCCCCTTGATGATCCTGATGGCCTCACGGAGAAGCTCCATCTCTTCTTCGCTGAAGTCAACGTTCTCCGAGTCTCGAAGCGCCTCGGTGAGTTTCTTCTTCGCACCGGCAAGATGGCCCTCGATTTCGACGTACCGCAGCGAATGGCGTTCCTTCCGCTTCTTGGTGAGGTTCTCGTCGGCCTTCTTCGACTTGGCACGCTGTTCGGCGACGGTGACGACTTCCTCTTCGACGGTTGTCTTGTTACGTTCGGCACGATCCCGAGCCGTGGCGAGCACCTCGGTCACCTCGGCACGATTCTGACCAGCCTTCATGGTGCTGACCGACTTGCCGGTGGCCTTGGCGACTGCCTCAGTTGCAGCCTGCCTCTCGACACCCATGTTGGCGAGAGCGATGTGGTCACTGATAGGTCGTGACCTATCACCCAACCACGTCTCGTATCCCTTTGCCTGTGCATTGATGGTTGGGAACGACCGTCCCACATCCTTGGCGTACTGCCGGAGGCTCACCCGATCCGGGTTGGATTCGTCGAGCGTCCAATGCCAGCGATGCTTCGAGAGTGCTTCCTGGGTCATCGACGCTTTCGCTTCGAGTTCGGCGTCCTTCTTTACGTAGTCTTTCATGTGTCTCCTATGAGTACAGTCGGTGCACCTTGCGGCACCCACCACAACGGTTTGTTGCTTTCGAGAAGTTCTTGCGTCGGTGTTCGGTGACCCTCACGCCACAGAGGGTACGAAGCCCGTATGCACCGTCACGGAACCAGACGCCGTGCACCTTCTTGCTGGCCTTCGTGTAAGCCTCATGACAGAGCATCTTCTATTTCCTCCATCAGGGTTTCTGCCCACTTCTTGCGAGCTAGCTGCAGGATGCCTTTGCATCCGTCACAGAACACAACGACCTCTTCGGCACCACATATCTGACACACGGTCAGTTCGACAGGAAGCAACGGAACCGTATCGCTCCATGAAGAAGGACTCGTAGTCACATAGCCAGAAAAGGTCGGGTTCAGAGCCGTCATCCCATCGCTCGTAGTGATGGTGTACGACCCGCCACTCGACTGCCATTGGGGGTCATTCTGTGCCATTACTCACCGTCATCAACCTCGTTTCTATCACCTGAAGGACGATGTCGCCCCGGTCTACGTCTTCCCTGATCTCCTCGGACAGCTTCCTGAGGGCAAGATAGTTCTCCATCTGCGCCTCAAGGACCACGCTCGTGCTGTTGTCGGCGGTCACCGACGCAAGCACGGCTTCGAGGGCCATGTGATAGGCGGACAGCACAACGCTCGATTCCGCCGACGCGCGAACGGAGGGGGTGTGCTGGAAGGCGGCGAAGTCGTTGCCCTTGTCACCCTTCGTCGTGAGCTTCACATGTCCTCCAGTTCACGGATGACCTTGACGAGCCTCTCGCCCCTCCTCGTGGTCTTCAGTGACCTTCCAATGCCTGGAACATTGATGAGGTACTTGTCTTCGATGAGGTCGTTGATGTGGAACTGGACAGATGAGCGGGCACTGAGGCCCACGACATCTCGTAGCTCGGCGACGGTCGGACCCTTGCGTGACGACTTCCAGTGGTCGCTCACGGCTGACAGGACCTCGAACTTCGTGTCGCCTGCTCTTGGCACTCCTACTGGCATGGTTCGATCCTACCCGAACGTATAGACATCTTCAAGTGTGTAGTCCCACAGGGCCCTGTATCGGTCATCGGGAAGCGTCACCCCCTTCTGTGCGAGGAAGGACCCGCGAGGGTTCTCCAGCCAGTATCCGGTAATACCGAGCAGCTTGATGAGGAACCCGAGCGTGAAATGGCCATCGTGTGGCGGGTGGATCGTGCCCGTGTCGTGGACGAACATGATGGAGCCCTCCGGGGCAAGTTCCTGCCACAACATGATCTCGATCTTCCTCCACGGGTCGTTCGAGTCGAGGATGACAAGATCGGCGGTACGGAAATCGGCCTCGTCGGGAAATATCTCGTTCCTGATGCAGACATTGAGATGGTCGGTCCAGAAGTCGAGCCGCTTGAGACCTTCACGCCATTCGTGGTCAGACTCGAAGCACACCAGGCGTGCCGTCTCTGGAATCGCCTCGACAACACGCCTGGTCACGAACCCCTGCCCGACGCCCGTCTCTATGAGATACGGATCGGCGGAAGAAGAACAGACCTCGTAGGACAACCTGGAAAGGAATGTGGCTACTTGTACTTCGACAGCATGACCATTCCAGCATAACCAATTCGGATGGCCCCAAGGTGAGAAGTTTGTTTCTTGCTGGAAAGGAGGTTCAATACTCCATGGCTTCAACATAATTCCCAAAGAATCGCTCATGTCCGCGTCTCATATGTCTTATGTGCACATGTGTCAGGCGGTAGCTGCACCCCTCTACCACTTCGTGGTCTATCGGGGGTTCTCGCTTCCCCGCTCGAACGATTGGGATTTGAGGAACGTCTAGAGCCGACCGTCCTCCGCGTCTTATATGCCATACGCGTCACCTTTGGGATTCTAGTCACAATGAAAAAACTCATGCGTTTTCAGCCGTGAGGTCTCGGTGTGAAAGTCTTACAGAGTCCCGCTCCAAGAGCCATTTTATGGTCCCCGAGTATGGGTGGTATCCCTGCTCGTCAGGAGTCTCCTCGTCGAATTCGCGGGACACGCCGTAGATGAGAATCGCCGGTGTGAGGGTCAGGAATCCGTGGTGGATTTCGGGTGGGATGATGACCCCGTGCCCCGGTGCGAGGATGCGAGTCTCGTTCGCCTTCCCTTTACTCACGGCAACCTGCATGAAGCCGTCAGCGACGTACCAGTAGTCGAACTGGTGCTGATGCATGTGCATCCCTCGCATCACCCGTGCCTCGTTGACGGAGACGTTCACTTGCTCTACGTGGAACCCCCGCACCTCCCGAGACTCCGAAGTGCGAAACGCCTCTGTGAGCGAACCTCGTTCGTCTCTGTTGACCCTGTGGATGGTCCACACCACTTCGGGGATGATTTTCGATACGTCGACGAGGAGACGGTCACTCATCGGTGAATCTCCTCCACAGACACTCCAATCCTGCACCGATCAGCGTGATGACGGTGAGGATGACGAATGCCGCTACGAAGAATAGGAGTCCTTTAAGGAACCAATCCATCAGCTTTCCTTTCATAGGCAGCCTGCCTCCGGGGTGCGGGTTTATGGCCCCCGGAGGCATTGCCAAGCTCGATGCGGGGTCTATGTCGCCCACATCTTCGGGCTGCCTGTTCACGACCCGTCTGTTTGACGGACCTCGGTCATGTCACGAACCTCAGCTTCGGTCATGTCGTCCGTGTCGAGCTTGGCACGGACACCGTTCCACATGGCCCTGCCATCGGCGTCGTGCGTGTGTTGGCGCAGACGTTCACGGTAGGCACGAGCCAGGTGGTCAAGATGCACGTTCTCCTCTTGGAGTCTCTCCACGAGCTTTATGAGTTCAGCTTTTCTCATCATTGTCCTTCATGGTCGAGGCGAGCTTATCGGTCATGGCAATGTCGGTGATCTCCCACCCCCGCATCCATACACAGGACATCGGCATCTCGCTGTCGGTACTGGCGAACACGACGAGGAACTGCGGTCCCTTCCCGGTGTTCTCATCCAGGTACGTCGAGACCCCTTCCTGGGTGAGCATCCCGAACTCATAGACAGCGTCGAGGATGATCTGGACGGGGCCTTCTCGACCGTTGAGTTCGTCGAGCAGGTCGCCCCACAGGTCCCGGTAGTGCTCGGAGTTGACCCGTTCGTGCCACTGTTCGGACAAGGTGTACTCCAACATGTCTGAGGTCTGGTCCCCGACGAGGTGCCAGTGGTACTGGTTGTCTGCCTCCTCCTGTGGGAGGTATCTGGCCCCGAGGAGCACCTCTGTGTTCTCGATGACTACAAGTTCGCCCATATGCCTCCTTCGGCTATACGTTCGAGTCTAATCGAACAACAGAATGCCGTCAAGGACAAAGAGAAAGGGGCCCGAAGGCCCCGATCTCCTACTGATGGAAAGTACCTAGGGAGGTCAATCCACGGCAATCATACCACCTGAAGCTCGATGAGGCCTTGCGACTCGGCATAGGCACGCTGCAACGTCCCATCGAAGTAGTACATAGCCCCGGGGGACAGGGTGTCGCTGTACACGGCCTTCAACTGTCCCAGGCGGTCCTCCAACGAAGCCAGCACAGCTCTCAGCGTCGTCGCAGACGCCTGCTGCTCGAACGACACCGGCCCAGCAACAGCCTTGAAGTTGATCGCCAGGTTCAGGACCTTCAGGCGAACCATGCGAACACCGGCAAGGATCACGACCAGCATCTGGTACTGCTCTGGCATGTCGCCTGCACCTGACACGGCCTGGATGTTGTCGCCGATGGGTGTAGCGAATTCGGTCCCGTCCGTGATCGTGTAGGTGTCCAGCATCCCCAATAGACGGCATTCCCAAAACCCATCCATGATGTAGGAGTCGAGTTCGGTCACGGTGATGTCGGAAAGCTGTCCGAACCCTGGAACGTTGATCTCTCGATCAAGCTGGTCCCTCAGGTCAGATACGGGGGTTGCCATACTGCTCCTACTCTATCGGTGGGGTTGCGCCAGGGGCATCGTAGACCTCCCACACGAACAGGTCGCTTGCGAGCCTGATCGTCGGGCTGGTCGGTGCGTTCTGCACCCACATGACACCACTGTATGCACCGATTGTCTGCATGTCGTCAGATATCCACACGTAGGTGACTTCGCCATTCACGCCGTCCGTGATCGTGTAGCTTCCCTCACCCAAAGTGGCTGCACCGTCGGGTCCTGTGATACGGAACCCTTTCAGTGTCCACCCCGTAATGGGGATGACGACCTTCTGATTGTCCTTGTAGACGTGAATGAGTGGGGCGGGTATCTCTCCCGCGGCGTAGACGCCGAGGTCGATCTTTCTAGGTTTCTTGGCCATGAGGCATCCTAACCCTGCGACCCTTCGATCGCGGTACTCGCCGTCGCCTTATTCCGCTTGCTCTCCACGGCGGTTCGATTCTCTTGCGACTGTGTCCTCATCCTGATTGTGAAGTTCTCTGTGATGAAGTTGCCCACAAGGACGGCTGTTTCGACTTCCGACACGCCTGGTATCTGAATGCCGTACCCGACAGAGACCACCGACTCGACCTCTCCAGCAACGGAAGTGACGATGAATGTCTCGGTGAGAACCGCAGTGGTAAGGACGGTTTCGACTTCACCTGAAGCCCCAACAAGCACGACTCTGCCGGTAACTGCTGCCTGTGCGATTTCTGCCTCGGATGCAGCACCCACCGGGATTGTGACGACAGTGACGATGGTGACCGGCTGGGCGGTGTCAGACTCGGCCCCAACACCTATCTGGGTGATGTTCACTGGAACAACAGCCGAAACGGTCTCTGTCTCTCCGGCAGTTTGGACGGTCACTGACTGGCTAGCGTATGCGCCTACCGCCTGTGCCGTTTCTGTCTCTGCTGAAGCGTTGGCACCGATGGATTGCGGATTGCCAGCCTGGTCGACTGCGACAATCGCAGCGCTATCAAATTCTTCGGCTGTCCCGACAGGAATCGTGGTGATTGCGTTGACAGCAACGGAAACGGCTGCCTCATTTTCTTGAGCTGCAACCGCCGAGATATAAACGTTCA